TACGACGAACGCTGGCCTCGTTGGGTCCGCGCATCAGGTTGTTGTCGACGGTACCGCATATACTGCAACTACATCGTTCACTGGTCTCCATTATGCGACTTCGATCGAGTTCCGTGCTTTCGGCCCATTTTTCCCGCCACACTTCCCACCTCACTTCCCGCCCCACTTCCCACCGTTTTTCCCGCCATTTTTCCCACCACATTTCCCGCCGTTCTTCCCTCCGTTCTTCCCGCCACACTTCCCGCCGTTCTTCCCGCCATTCTTCCCACCTCACTTCCCGCCGTTCTTCCCACCGTTCTTCCCACCTCACTTCCCTCCCTTCTTCCCACCGTGGTTCCCACCGCACTTCCCGCCGCACTTCCCACCACATTTCCCGCCGCACTTCCCACCATTCTTCCCGCCGCATTTCCCACCACACTTCCCGCCGCACTTCCCACCATTCTTCCCACCGCACTTCCCGCCGCACTTCCCGCCGTTCTTCCCTCCCCGATTCAAGTAGGGGAGGGAGACGGTGCCCCCATTGGTAAAAAAGTATTGGGGGCCGGTCGAGATTGATAAAGGCAGTCGAAGAACTGGCGCGATCGGTTGGGCTTTGCTAGTCATATACATAGTGTGTTATGACGTATACGCGATTAGAACCAAGCACGTCGAAACGTTGACTCGTGCCTACTGGCGTGGGTCTGCCAGCCGACGCGGCTCTCTTCTCGTTCATCTGCTTTGGGGTATCGCCACCTTCCATCTTGTTGCTGAGCATCGAGTAAGAAAAGCGATTTACAAGCGACTCTAAGATGTGCTAAAGTCGCATCACTATGGAGGAGCCCGAGAAATCTCTTATCGAGCCGGGCCATTTCGGAACAGGCGTAGAAAACATCGTCATCATTGAAGACTTTGTCGAGCCCGACGATCTGGCGAAAATTCAAGCCTTCTTCCCGACTATCAACGAATGGGAAAACCCGAAGGCTGATGAGTACAACGAAGACGGCACTTGCATTTATGACGCCTCGTATTGGTGGGATCGCATGTGCAGCGGTGAAATTTTGAAACGAATTGGTCCAGAGATATATGATCTTGTGGATAAATACGTTTACAAAATGCAAGACGTTCTTGAACAAAAGTTCAACGTCCAGTTGTATTCACGCTCGCCAGTTCTTATTCGATGGTTGCCGGGGAACGAGCAGCAACCACACGCAGACAAGCAACTCAACGATGGTACGCCAAACCCGTTCCCGACATACGACATCAATTCGATCATTTACTGGAATGACGAATTCGAAGGCGGCCAGTTTTATTATCCGGAATTTGATATCGAACTTGATATCAAACCGGGCCTTGCGGTTGCTCACCCGGGCGACGTACACTACCTGCACGGCGTAAAGCAGATCATTTCTGGTGAGCGCTGGACAACACCATCCTTTTACACAATTACCGACCTGAACTGAGGAACAATGCGAGTTGCTGGAACTCTCGGCACATCAACTGACGGAATCATCCTGTACAAGGACGTGTGGCCCAAGGACTCTGATTTTGTCGGACGCCTCGAACGAGGCCTTGAAGGAAGCGCCACCGACTACTTCACATGGAAGAGCAGAATGGTCGGTGACAACGAGATCATGAAGGATTACCGTGACTGCTTCGATTTCAAGTTGCGGCAGGGCGACATGCCAGTTCCCGACGAGTTCTCAGATCTCGGCAAGGTTTACGAAGAGGTGATTGCCGGTGTACGTGCGTGCGTAAAGCACTATTCGTCGCTTTTCAATCTTTCGCTCGACTACGAGGAAGCAACCAACTTCGTAAAATATGGTCCGGGCCAACACTTCTCGGTCCACCCCGACTCTGGATTCTCCTACTCGTGTGCGGTGTCCGCCATCGGCTACATCAACGACGATTACGAAGGCGGCGAATACATGATGCCGTACAAAAATCTCAAGTTCAAGCCAGAATTCGGTGACGTCATCGTTCATCCGAGTGACTTCATCTACGCTCACGCGTCACTCCCTGTTTCGTCCGGAACTAAATACTCCGCTGTGACGATGTACGACTACAACGATCGCAACCACCAAGAGCACGGCGGCTCGGGAGGTTACGCATCAGCGGGAATGCCCGGACTCGGGCTACCTGATGCGAACTCGCAAGTCACCATGCTTGGCGCGTGATATGGAAGTTACGCTCACCCGAAGCCATCAGAATCCTCCAGAAATTCGACAGGCGTCCGTGCGTCGAGACTGGATGGATGAAACATACAAGAAGCACGCGTACAAGTGCCTTCCGTTGACTGAGGCCAACGTCAATGGCTGGGAAGTTCTTCTGCAGCACGACGTTGTCGTCCAGTATGACGGGGGCCCAACTGTTCCGCGAATTCTGGAAGGCCATACCAAGACGTTCGAGATTGACGGGCACTCATACGAACGCGACATCGTCATGCCGAGCATCGTCGGCATTATGTCGTTTTGTGTCGGCTGGAAGTTCGCGACACCTCCGGGAGTCGCAACATGGATTACCGGATCCCCCAACTATTTCGTTGATGGTGCCGTACCCCTGACTGGACATATTCCTTCGGATTGGTGGCCTGATGAGTTCAACATGAACTGGAAGATCACCAAAATCGGCGAGCCTGTAGTGTTCCCAGCGGGAATGCCTTTCATGTTTTTCCAGTTCTATGACACAAGTCTCATGCCTAGTGTCGAGTTCAATGTGAACAACATGTGGGATGATGACCAAAAGGAATTAAACGACGCCCGTATGAGATACAGCGTCGCTAAAAGAGAAAAATTGGTCAACGAACCATGGACATGGATGGGTGGGATCCGTACCGGTTTGGACGAAGAAGGAAACCGTATCGGGCCTGAATTTTCAGGACACCCAAAACTAAAGGAGCCATCATGAAAGGCGTCGGCGGGATCGCAGTCGGTCTTCGACTAGGAAACCTCGGATTCAAAATCAAGGGCGTAACCGCTCAACAGGTGCTCGCTGAACCCGAGTACTTCAAGGAAATCTTGAAGAAGAACAAGATGATTGGTTTCATCGGGATGCACCCGACCAACGAGGAACATGCCGCGCTGGTTCACGCCCTTTACGACGGCGAGTACAAACCTGACGAGCATGACCATGGCTACTACCAGCGTGGCCTTCTCAAAGATCAGTGGCACGAAACAATCAAAGACGTTGAAAACAAAGAAGACCCAGAGTGGTTTCTTCGTTGCAACTGGCATGTCGACAACCCGTTTTTCGACGAACCACCTAGCCTCATTTCTATCCACATGACGACTTACAATGTGGAACAAGGTTACGGCAATACTTTCTGGGTCAGCCTGCGGAATCTTTTCGACGAGTGCCCTGCCGAATTGCGGGAGCATTTGAAAACGGCCCGATTCCGTGGTGAGACTGGCAGCGAAGAGCACGATGTCAAATCTCATCCTGCTCTCCGCACGCACCCGGATACTGGCGAAACAATGCTGTATTGGACCGGGCCGGGGACCATTCTCGAAGGCGAAGAAACGCCTTGGTTCCAAGACCTTCGTAAATATGTAGAGGACTACTGCGCCGAGCCACGGAACCGCTACCAGTGGGATTGGGAAGTTGGCGATGTTGTCATTTGGGATAACCGCGCCGTGATGCATGGTTTCTATCCCGGCTGGGAACGCAAAGACCGCATCTTCCAGCGAGTCGAAGCGGGTACCGACCAGCCGTTCTATGACCCCGAATATCGTGCTGAAATCAACGAAAACTTCGGTGATGTTCTTGCCGATGAGGATCATCAACGAGACACCAGCATGGGGCCGAACCCGGACCACATCCCTCTCGTTTTCACCAAAGGTTTTTACGCTCTTGAGGGTCTAGAGGAGTACTACCAAAAGGTGGTTATGTTCACCATCGAAGACGAAGATGGGAACGCTCGCTCGCTATTGCAGGAACTTGAAAATCAAGTAGACGACGACGAGTTCTTTATCTACCGGGTTCCGCACGATGAGAACAACAGGATTTTCGCAAACCTGAAGCGTTATCGGGATCACATCATGCCCGATTACCCGATGGCTGGCTGCTCCTTTGTCTGCAACAGGAATGGTGACTTTCACCTGTTCCTCGAACCGGACAGGAATCTGCTGGAAAACGACAACCCTGATCCACTTAGGTGCATCCCGAACCAGATCCGTGGTTTCCTTGAGTGGCACCCAGATATGCGACACGCGGGCCATGCTTGGCACTACCCGGATTGGTTCCCGCATCAGCCTCTGCAGTACAGGCCGTGGAGTTACCACAACTGCTCGTTTATGCAGTATTACAAGTCGGACGGCAATCATCCTCCGGAAGACTTCGTGGTTCAATTCGCGATCGACTCGCTGTACGGCTGCTTCAACGGGCTGAAAGACAACGAGGATCGTCTTCGTGTAATCTCTCGGGTACACGATTACATCGGATACATGCTCGAACTTAATGAGCACGAAAACGACAGGTAGGTAGAGAAATGTCGGTCGACGAGACCCAAACCGAAGCACCGCCAAAAGGGGTTCACCTAGGCGGCGGCATCGTTATGTACGAAAACGCTTTCGATCTCGACTGGGATTGGATGCGAGAATTTTGCCAAAACACTCTGCGTGAGGAACGTGAGACTTCGTACACTCCGGGGGTCGACCCGATTACAGGACAAGAGGGCTACATCAACCGGAGCAAGTTTTTCTTCGAAAAAGACACTTTGGATGAGATGCCTTGGCGGGGAAGTTTGGTCCACCAAAACCCTGACCCCAAAGTGATCGAAACTCTCGATTACATCGAGTCGCGCCGAGATCTGTGTCTCCTTGATTACCTCAATCAGTTCCCCATGGCAGGGAAAACCATTTGGTGGAAGATTCGTGGACACATTGTCGCTTACCCTAAAGGCGCGTTTCTGGGCACGCACTCGGATGTGAGTACCGATTACGAGTACGGCAAGCCTCATCCTCGCGATCAGTTGGCCACACGCTCATCCGTGAGCGTTGTTGCTTACATCAACGACTGGGTCGAAACAGAGGACGAACTTGACGGAACAAACTTCACGGGTGGCGAACACAGTTTTGCCTACTACGACATCAGCATCAAACCCAAGCGTGGGAATATGATCTTCTTTCCAGCCAACTACCTTGCTGCTCACGAAGTAAAGCCGGTTACTGGGGGATGGAGGTACTCCTACTTGGGTTGGTACTGTCAGGGTTCGCCAAATGGCCAGTATTTGGAAGCAGTTGCCGACCCCGTGACTGAACCAGAAACAGCAAAAATTGCCTCGAACGTCTACATGACGGAGGGGTACTCGATTCTTCCCCCGATTGGATTCAACTGAAATGATTGAAGCAAAAACCACTATTGGCATCTGTTCTGTTGGTCGCATGGGCGCAACGCTCGCCTACAGTTTGAAAGATCAAGGCCACCGCCTTGTCACCTTCGCCGCTGACCGCTCTGATGAAACCAAGGCTCGCGCCGAAGAGCATGGTGTAGAACAACTCGATTCAATGGCCGAAGTTATGGAAACGTCCGACTACATCTTCGTGATCACCAACGGTGACGGTGCTGAAAACATTTGCAAAGAATTGACAAATGGGAAGTACCAAGGCTGCGTAATTGAATCGAACGGCCTATGGGGTTTGGAATCAGAGGAAGAATTCCGTGGTCGTTACATCGATGCTGGCGTTTCCTATGTGGATGCTTCGCTCTACGGGTGGCCCCACCCCGGACGTGATGGGTACACGAACGAACACACCATCTACCTTTCGGGCGAAAGGGCCAAGGAAGTCGCCGAACTGTTTGGCGACAGCGGCTACTGGAATATTGAAATCACCGATGAAGGCGATGAACCTGAGCACGCCAAGGCGTTCCGTCGATACCGCAACGATCGCGAGCGCGCAGAGAACGAGGCCCGAGGTCACCCTGTATGAAATCGATCCTTCATGGCTACGGGGTCATGGAGTTCCAAGATGTCGTCGAGATCGACCCAGATTTTTTTGATGGCTGGCTGGAACGCCGTAAGGCTAATGAGCCGAGCGACTATATTCTGCAGGATGACGGTACCTACCTCAACCGAGGCGGTTACCGCTTTACCGCAGAACAGGTAAACGAATCTCCAAGCCGCATCTTGCGTCTTGAAGAAAACGCCTCACAGGAAGATATTGATTTTTATCAGTCCGTGTACAACGGAATGGGCGAATGCATCAAGGTTTACTGCCAGCACTTTCCAGAGGTTGAGCCATGCATCTGGTGGAGGGCTCATCCGCATGTCGCTACCTATGCCGTAACCGGAAACATGGGTTTCCATCATGACAACCTCATCGGTGACGGTAAAGAAAGCAATAACGCCATTTTTACTGTGCTGACAGGATCTTTGATTTTGAAAGATCGCTGCGAAGGCGGGAACCTACTGTTCAAGTATGCCGGACTAGATATTGCCCCCAAAGCGGGAAGTGCCTTTATCTACTCGGCAGGATATTTGGGCACCCATGCCGTAGAGCCTGTCACATCAGGCGAGCGTGTCTCGTACCTTGAATTCTTCGGGCACGGCCCGCAAGAAGGTTCAACAGAATTTGCTTGGCGTTAACGCCTAACAGGGATCGGCCAAGTCTCTCCGTACTCAAGTTTCTCGCCAGTCGGAGGACCCTCAGTTGAGCGCTCCTGATTGTGGACAGTTGCGGCGTCAAGTCCGACAGCCCGACTGTTCTCGCTTGAGAAATGTGAATATTCGGACTGCATGAACCGCGCGGTGTCCTGATACAAGAACGGCATCCACACTGGACACAGCCAGTCGACGCTCTCGTTCGGCTCTTTCACTTCGTACTTGTGAAGACCACCGTGGCCGTACTGAGCCAAATAGGTGTAACGCTCGCCGGAAGTAACTGGGGCAACCCCATGGGTTCCCATGTAGTTCGCCGGGAAGAAAATCATGTCGCCACGCTTCGGCTTGACACTAATGTCGAGATACGGGAAGTGCATCTCTCCGCCCTCGTACTCCTCGTTGAGATACACCAAACAGTTGGTCACCTGATACATCGCAATCTCGCGGCCAGACAGGTGGCGCTGCCCATCGATGATCAGCGAGTTGGTGTCGTTGTCGTTGTGAATCCCAAGTGATGCTCCGGGCAGGTACTTTAGGCAATGGCCTCGGGCTCTCCACCACAACTGGTTCACGACGAGCGGGTACAGGTCGACGTATCGACAGAGCGCGAAGTACATCGTCTCTTCGAAATTTTCGAAAATCTCTCGAATGTTCTCTGGCGTTGTGGGATTGACCGGCTCTGGCATTCCCATTCCGCCGACCCGCATCGGGAGGGCTAGGAGGTCGTCCATTGAGACGATTTTCCCGTCGAAGGTTTCGCCATGGAGCATGTTGCCTTCGTCATCTTTGATGATTTCCAGACCGCATGAAGGAACGTACGACATCATGTCGATGTAGGGCAGCAAAACGTCCGAGTCGAAATCAACTGCTCCGTGGAAATGCACGACACCACCGGGGTGATTCGTGTATTCGAGATCGGCGATCAGTTTGAAATCGCTGTCAGTCAACTTGTGGTAGGCGTGCTTGATGTTGTCTTCGGGTCCGTATAGCCGAGCCATTTTCGTTCCTTAGTTTGTGGGTAGTTTGCGAGCGATAACCAATCCGTTTTGGAAGGCCACATGACGAGAATACACGTTTTCTTTGCTCGCAATGTAACGGCTCTGGTCTGCCCAAAACGATTGATGAACCGTGAGGTCATCGAGATACATTCCGGTTCCATGCGCCATGCCGCGACCCATGAAAAGACCACCGGGTTTTAGGCAGTCAAACAATTTGTCAATGATTGTTTCGGTGCAGTTGACGAACTGGTGTACGCCGAGGCGAATGACGTCGAACATCTCGCCGAGCGATCCGTCCATGATTTCCTGATACGTGACCTGACCGTAAACAAGGTCTTCGTAATCCGGATAGTCGGCAGACGTCTCAAGCGTTTTTTCGAAAATTCTTGCTTCTACCTCGTTGAGGATGTACGTCTGCACATTTCCTGTTCGGAGGTTGACATCGATTGGCCAGAACGGGGGGAGCCCAGAGGTCAACTCGACAATCGGCTCGTCTTTGACGTATGAAAAATCCTGATACATCTCGACAAAGGTTGTGGTCATCGCGCCCATCGCCCATGCTGATTCGATCCATTCGGGCGCCATGCCGACGTAGGAGCGGTGCCGGTAGAAGTAGTGGTCATCTCCCGTGGCGATCTCTCGGCTGTCAACGGCAGCGAGATCGTTCAGGTTTGATCCGACTGTCCCATAATCGGACATGATCCCAACTTTGGAATCCCATTCTTCACCGGTCTGCCCGTTGGAAAGGTAACGCGCTACTCGGTTTCTTGCGATCGAAGGATTAATACTCATTTTCGCTCAACCATTTCGCTAGGTGCAGTTCACGCCAGTGGCGGCGAGCCACATTAGTGAGTTTGTTTTGCTGTTTACGGATGAACGCCTGAGATCCGATGTAATACCGGTTTTTGCCCTCGATGGCATCTTCGGTCAGCATCGACTCGCCATAATCAAAAACGTCCAGAATTCCTGCGATGATCTCGTCGATGGTTACCGTGTCGATGTTTGCTGGGTCGAGCCCGGCAATCATCATTGCGACTGCGACCTCACCTTCGATCCATTCGATATTTGCGGCGTTGTCATAGAGAGGCTTGGCGTCAGTCGAGGTGTGCTTAGGCATTGCTGGCTTCTTCCTCTAAGGGGTCGAAAAGAGTGGTTCCGCAAATAAACGCTTCACCTGTTCCCGGTCGCACTGCCGCTCCAGCCTCTGAAGACCAGAAAAAAACTTCTGTGCTGTCTTCCTCTTGGCCCTTTGGGGTCGTGTACAGGCCGTGTTGAGCGAGGCGGTCTTCCCATTTGATTGGGCGAGAGCGGCGAAGTGATTCGCTGCTGAAGTTCATGACGCAGCAGGGATCGCGCTCAACGCCTCCAGTTGTTTCTGCAGTGACAGGTACTGGTCGTACTGCGGATGACCTTCGGCGACAGGGATAGTGTAAGGATGGTCTACTGAAGCAGGGTCAACACCCAGAAGCAGGCACAGAACGTAAATTGAATATTCGAGAAATGCTCTCGCTTCAGATTCCGCTTGCGCTTGACGTGATGCGCTTAGTGCCATGTTGGGTCTCCACTTCTATCAGAGCGTCTGAACCCAGTCTAGCCGATCAAGCCAAGTGCGGAGTTCATCCTGCCCGAGCGAGCCGTCAGATGTGAACGTGGCCGAGTCGAGGTCGGCAGGGTCGATGCCTTCCTGCCACGAGCAGCGGAAAACGTTCTCTTCAATGATGCGAAGCGCCTCAGACTTGGCTGTGGCTTTCTCGTCTGAGTGGAAAAGATCAGAAAAAATCATCATGCACCAGCCTTCAGGTCAGCGAGTTCGCCGAGCAAACGCGACAGTTCGGCGTGGTAGGTGTCCGAACCTTCGGGAGCGGTGTAGGAATCACCGAGATCGGCGGGGTCGATCCCGCAGACAACGGCGTAAGTCCAGACGTGCTGCTCTTTGCCGGCGATGATAAGCGTTTTTGCCGAATTCTTGTATTCGTCAGAAATGTTGTTCAAGGCAACCATGTGTAAACCCCCGTAGGAAACGGTGTGTGCCTTGTAAGTATACCAGTCACGTTCATCGGCTAGAACGAACATCATGTAAGATAATGGCATGACGATGAGCACAGAAACCGTTATTTCACAGGAAATGCTTGACGTTTTGACGAGCATTCATGACCTTGGTCCGACTTCCGATGGCGAAAGCGTTTACGACATCGAAGTGCGCGACGTCACCGGCGACAAAAACGCCTTAGCCGACCGAAAAGGCAAGGTGACCATGATTGTCAACGTCACTGGCGAATGCGGCAACTCAATGCAGTACCCGATCCTTCAGGTCCTCCAGTACGACTACGCCAATACTGGCTTTTCGATCGTTTGTGTCCCCACGAACGATTACTGCGAGTTTGGTTACGGCGAATTCAAAGACTCTCGAAGCAGCGCTGAGGATTGTGAGCGGTTTGCCCACAGTCACTACCGGGTCCGACTGCCCTTTACCGAACTGGTCACGTCACGCTACAGTCGCGATGATGACGACGACACCTTTGAACCACACCCTCTGTACAAGCGCCTCGGTGCGGGAACTGCCCCCATCCTCGGCAATTTCGAGAAGTTCATCGTTTCCAAGGACGGCAAGCGTGTTTGTCGATTCACAAATGGCAGCCTTCTCCCGGCCAACTTCGAAATGGGGAAGGACAACTACTCCCCCGAAGAAGCGCTTGAGCGGATTCGCGCCGCGATCAACATGTTTTTGGCGGAGCCCGACCCCGAAGGCTGAAAATGCATAACTTCATGGTTGTTGGCGCAACCATCGAAGATGTCGAAAGCAACCCCAGCGAATTCATTGACATCTTCCGCGAGCATGGGCTTATCGGTTTCCGAGATAGCAATTGCGTCGATCCAGCAGTAGACCCAATACGACTTCTTGATGCGTTCGCACAAGAACTTTCGTGGACGCCCCACCCGGCTCAACCCGACGGAAGCCTTTCAGGTAGTTGGGGCTACCTCCAACAGTACGACGACGTTCTGGCGGAACGCGAAGTCGACGTCTCCGAGGACTTGATCCAGTGGCATATCGAAGGAATTTCGAAGTTGCGCACACAGGCCGCTGCTGCTTGGTTCATGTATAAATTTAGCGCTGCTCCCGGAACGGGATCAACGGGCTTTGTCGACATGTCGAAGTTGCTTGACAAAATGCCGGAAAATTTCCGTGAAATCGCCGAGCGGGCGGCAGCAGTTCATTACCCGCCGTTCCCCTCCACGACAGAAGACATCGAGTCGTTCAGAACTCAGCGCGACAATCTGCGGAACGTCCTTGCTGTCCCAGCAGGAGACGGGCGTGACGTTTTGGCGTTCCCCCGTCAAGTTGTCGAACATCATCCAGATTTTGGATTTGATGTCCTGCGTCTCTGTCCCTGCCGTGAATGGTTTGGTTGCCAGCACCACATTTACAGCATCGACGGAGAACGCCCGGAGGCAAACGACCTCGATCTTTTTTTTAGGATGCAAGATTGGGTAAACCGTGAAATCGTGTCGGTCAAAGAGAATCAAATTTTCTGGGACTGGGCCGAAGGCGACGTAGTGATTCCTGATTTGTTCAGGATGGCTCATGGCGTGCGTGGCGGCTTTACACCGGGTCAACGGTATTTCCAAGGATATTGGGCTTTCCCCGTTGGCGTGGCCCAATACGCTGAGTATTTCGCGGACCCCGACTCTGCTAATGTGAACGCTCATGAGTGACATGCCATTCGACACCAAAGCCGTGATTGAGGACCTTTCCGAGCAGGTCAAACAGTTGTCGTTGAATAACACGATTCTTCGATCGATGGTTCAGACTGCTCAGCGTCAGATCCAAGAACTACAGGAGCAAATGGCGGAACCGCCGGCCGAGTGACATGGACCGTGTTGTTTATTGCCCTGATGAACAGAGGCTGCCCGAAGCAGAGCATCTGGCCAAAGAGTGGAACGTTTCCGTTCAATTGGGCGATTCACCCCGAACTTTAAATCTTGATTTTGATCGAGACAATGTCTGCTTGATTGGCATCCCCATGGAGCAATGGTTCTCTGTCAAACCAAGAAAGCCGGGAAGGAACAGGAAAATCACCGCTCATTACGTTGACGAGTTCCATCCAACAAAAGATGTGTACCTTGAGTGCGAGCACGAGAATGGCCAGATCTTTACATTTCCGTATGAGGTTCTATCCGGGAAACATAAATCAGTTTTTTGTATCCAATTGCAAGTCCCCGGTAAGTACAAACTCAAGGCTTGCGACCAAGACGGGGTAATTGCCGTAGAGGAAATCGAAGTTATATGACAACAGCATCAATTCGAGGAAAACTTGAATCTCTTATCCAAGTTTACGATCTGGATATCGCAGACGACTGCGAGAGTTTGGTTGAGTCGGTTGAGACTTATCCGTATCTGTCTGACTTTCCGACATCGTGGACGCAGGGTAAAACTGGGTCTTCAACTGTAAGCAATTACAGGACTTCACAGTTTCTCCACATGAATCCTATGATTGAAACGCCCGAACTCGACACGCATCCAATGACAGTTCCGTTCAGAAATATGCTGTGGGAGATTGATAAAAAAATTATCGAGTATCGAGATGAACATGATCTTCACCTGAACAAGGATGAGGTTTGGGGTCTAAATAAATACGGTGTAGGTGGCCAGTATAAAGCGCACTATGATCACGGCCCGAACTCCCCCAGATTACTGAGTGCAGTTGCTTTCGTAAATGACGATTTTGAAGGCGGAGAACTTCAGTTCCAGTATTTCAATAAAAGCATTCATCCTAAAACTGGGCGCCTAGTTCTTTTTCCGTCATCTTTCATTTACCGACATTCGTCTATTCCAGTCGAGGAAGGTGTCAAGTACTCTTTAGTGACTTGGTTGATATGAGCACAATCGAAAATATTACAGACTTTGTCACTAAGTACAGCGGGTTCATGAACCCGGATTTACTTCCAGTTGACGAAATCATGAAGGAGGCCTCCCGCGATTGGGGATTTATCTCTTTCGGTGGTGGCAGCAGCAATCAGGCTGGCTTGGCCAATTCGTCGCGTGCTTCTTTGGATGCTTTGTTTCAACCAAAGATTTGGGGTCATCTTGAATCCATCAAAGACTGGTATTCAAGCGAGTACGAGAACGCATCTGAAGCAGCACTGAAAGATTACATCGCTGAATGGGAGCCTGACTTGCACGAATCAAGTCAAGGTGATTTGATTAAAATTTCGAAAAATCCTTCAGACGGAGGTTGCGAAAGCGCAGCAATCGAGGCGCCTCACTCAATTGGCGCGGTTGCTGTTATCACCTGTCTGGGTCATGACGGTGGGTTTGTGAACTTCACAAATTTTGACGATTTACGTATCCCGATTACGCCAACGGAAATTATTATTGCTCCTGCCGATTTCCCGTTCAGAAAGAAATTCGGAACTTCTGGCGAAACTCTTTACTTGACGCGCTATCTGAAGTAAGCCATGAAGAGGATCGCTATCGTTGGTTCGGGCACTGCTGGCCTCATCGCAGCCAACATATTGATCAAGGCTTATCCGACTTATTCCATATCTGTAATTTCTTCTGACAAGGTTCCAATTATTGGAGTCGGGGAGGGGAGCACAGAGCACTGGACAACGTTTGAGCAGTTTTGCCAAATCAAACGTAGTGCCATGGTCAAAAAAACCGAAGCGACGTTCAAGTTCGGGATTCGGTTCAAAGATTGGAATGTAGACGGAGATTATTTTCATAGTATTTCCGGAGGCCAGATTCACTCGTCGTCTTTCAACGCTGGCTACAACTATGTGAATGCGATGGGCAAACGGTTGACACCGTTCTTCGCTCACCCAGCACTAATAATGAATCAGGTGCAGGACTTGGGTGAGAACACGCTTAAGCAGAGCAACCAATTTCACTTCGATACGTTCAAGTTGAACACTTTTTTGACAGAACACGCCTCCGACTCGGGTGTTTCATTTATTAAAGGCACGGTTCTTGATGTCGTACTCCAACCGGAAACAGGAGAGATCGAAGCACTGCAGTTAGAAGACCGAACTCACGCATGTGATTTCGTTATCGATGCAACCGGTTTCCATAAGAAAATTCTTTCGAAGTTAGGCGATCCGGGGTGGGAATCACATCTCGAATATCTTCCCAACGACTCGGCAATGGTGTTTCAGACTCCAGCAGAGGACAATCGCGAAATTAAGCCATACACGCTGGCCCAAGCCATGGAATGCGGGTGGATGTGGGAAATCCCAACCCAGAGCAGGCGCGGTAACGGTTACGTGTTTGCTTCGGATTATGCATCCCATGACCAAATTGTTGAAGAGGCGTCAAGGGTGAGTGGTTTCGACATTGACAATCCGCGTTTTATTTCGTACGATCCGGGATACGTCAAAACCCCATGGATTAAAAATTGCGTCGCGATTGGCCTTAGTTCTAACTTTATTGAGCCTCTAGAAGCAACATCGATTTCTTCAAGCATTCAGCAAACGTTTTTGCTCACATCGTATTTGGGCGTCTACGATCAGAATGACGATTGGACGCGTCGAGAATACAACCGCATTTTCGTTAGCATCATGGAGAACCTTGCGGCCATGATCTGTCTTCACTATGTCTCCAACAGGGACGACACTCCATTTTGGTCGCACCAGAAAAATCGACCGAAGCCGCAACTCCTAGAAACCTTGCTCGAAGTGTGCAAGCGTCGAGGTTTCGAACATCACGACATTCCATCGACAAACTTCGAGTTGTTCCAAGCGTTCCATTTTTGGCATGTCGCTCAGGGGCAAGGGCTGATCGATTCTGAAACGTCTATGTCGCTCATGCGTCAACGCGACTTACTGAACCCGGTTGGGGGTAGTGTTGAGTCGATGTTCAATCAAAAAATGTCCGAACCCGTGATTCCTCATCGGGATGCGCTTGAAAGGTGGATGTCCTAGTGAAGGACGCAAAATATTGGTTCCCGGCTGGTAAAAACGGCCATATCCTTGTTGCTGACAACATGTTCAGGAAATCGCTGTCTAAGCAACTCGTTGAAGAATGCAAATTGTTCTACAAGGAGTTGTTTGACGTCGGGCCAACGATGGGTGGCTTCATGCCGAACATCAAGAATTCGATGGATTTCAATTATTCGGTCGGCAACTTGGAGGCAGCAGGACTTGCAACTGAGAGGTTTCTTACCGCCGATCAGGAAATCGCTGCCGGTCTAGCCAGAGCCATTTGCAAATATCGTGATACTTATCCATCGATATGGCCTTGGCCAAATATTCACGACTCCGGGTTTCGTCTTCAGCATTACGCTCGCTCGTACGGCTTCTATCGAACGCATTGCGATTCCTTCCCATGGGATCCTCCGGGAGATGTCGGCAACCGAGTCCTCGGAGCCGTCATTTACCTAAACGATGTTGAAGATGGGGGAGAAACATATTTTCCGCAGCATGAGGTCGGTGTCCCTCCGCGCGCCGGTCGCATTACTCTTTTCCCAACAAGTTGGACGCACCCACATACGGGTTTAACACCGCTATCTGATGACAAGTGGATGATTAGCACTTTCATTATGTGCTCAACTGATGCAAAGCCGCCTCCTGTTTATCGCGAAAATGATCCCACTCCCCTCAAGTCTGACAATGGTACAATTGATGGGGATTTGGAGAACGGGGACGTAAATGAGTGATTTCCCATCGCCCCAGTTGTACGACAGCGGGCTTGATCTTTTTGTCGGAACTGATGGCGTGGTCATGGACTGTCCTTTATACGACATAAAGACGTCTATTTTTGATGATGCGTCACTGCCTGAGGAAGAATTGATACAAGATGCCTAAATACGATGCTTTTTTGGATCTCAACTACTGTGTTTCTGAGTTGTATCGTCTTATGGCTTACGTCGGCTGTGAAGAATCGTTTGACGCTAACGACGTAACTCTTGACGAATTGTTGTCATCGAGTGCGACATACTTCGATCTAAACGAACAGCCAATGCAGTCGCTTTCTTCGGTCGACCAGCGGCAGGCACTACGCAAGAAGTATCGCTGGAACCAAAGTGCCCGGAAGTTTATTTATCAACGTGATCTGGTGAAAGCGTGGATGGCGGAAAATGTCTGAGAATTTTGATCAACCAGTGCAAGTAGCAACTTTCGCCAACTCCCTGTCCTCGTCGAAGTGGTCAGATTTTGTCGAGTCCGCAGATTTTCTTGCTTTTTGCAGGGCTGCCGCACAGGCCGAGATTGATCTTGGGATGAATCGTAACCGCGAGGCCACTGGCCAAGTGCATGAACTCATGGTCTACGAGATGTTTTCCACAGGCTCGTTCAGGTTTTCGACAATGCTGAGTTCTCTTATGACCTCTGCGGAGGCGATTGTTCGTACTTCTTCACCGAAATCTGTTTTGAGCGTTGGAAACCCCGGGCTCCTGCCGCTACTTGCCACCGAAAATTTTGAATCGCTCGTCGTCAGCAATGACGTGCACTTGGCTCACGCTGAGAAAACTTGGACGAGTGCTATCGGTGACTACTCGACTGTCTCGTGGCAAGATATCGATTCTGGAACTCTGCCTTCATCATATGATTGCATTTTGGTAAGTGTTCCAAGCGTTGCTCACGATATCGATATTCTCAAAACTCTTGCTTCGTTTTTGACCGCGTCGGGGACAATGGTCATGTTGAGCGCTACTGATCACGGTAATCTCTTTAAGTACCGAGAAAATCACGACTATTACTCACTTTATTTAGATCTAAAGGAAATGTCGGGATTTTCCTTCAGTTTGATTCCATCCGGGCTAGGGATCGGTGTTCTGACACGCAACTCGTAAAGTAGTAGTGTTCAAGTCATGCGGCGGATCAAACAAGAAGATCTTATTGTAGCGAAGACCATTCACGACGTTGAACCTCTGCCGGGCCAAATTATTGTTGTCCCCAAGTCGAATCGGATGTACGAAGAGGCGTCAACCCCGGTGGACAACGCATTGGGTTGGCCTGAGTGGTTTCACAACCTCGAAGTCGCTGATGGATCCCTCAAAAGATGTCAAGGAACACAAGATTTCCTTTCCCTTGGCATGACATTTAGGCTGCCAGCAGAAGTCCAAATCAGGAGAAACATCACCGGTCAAGGCTGGGACGCTCGATGGATGACGAACGAGCAAGGATTTTCTCCGGAGAATCCCCAGATGAGCCCAGACAACCTTTTCGAAATCCAGTCTTTTTCCTTCCATCAAACCGGCGAAATACCGGCGACCGAGGATCGGAAATTGAAAGAAGCCAACTGGGTAAAAATTGTCAACCCGTGGCAACTTAAAACTGCGCCCGGGTGGTCCTGCATGGTGCTTCCGGTTTACTGGGAGGGGCGCAGAAACTGGACGATCATGCCGGGAGTGGTCCACACCGACTTCTATCACCACGTCAACTGGGTGTTAAACATCTACGAGGACGAAGATTTCACCATTCCGTATGGTCAGCCCATCGTTCACATCATCCCTTTCCCGCGTTATCCTCGGACTTCGGTCGGGTATGGGGACGATTCAATTCATCGCCTTATGAGATCTAGGGGTATGGGCACCGCTTACGACCCCTTGGTTCATAGCAGGAAATATCGCATCGCCCAGCGTAAGGCTGACAAGGAATGCCCATATCTGGCGCATCTGGAACAGCCCAAAAAGCGAAGGTTTTGGCCTTTCAGGAAGTCCTGAAACCGTGCTATTTGCTGGTAACATGGTGTAGAGGTACGCTTTGAGAGGAACTTCACATGGCTCTACAGCAAACCCGAGTTTTCGGGCCCGCAGCGCTTGCAACGACTACTAACTCGTCAACGCCCCCCGCAAACTATTCGTACGAGGCAGGACTCAACGAGACGATCATCATTAAGCAGATGATCTTTACCAATACGAGCGCTTCTGCTCAGACCATTGATTTGTGGCTTACGCCGGCTGGGACGGTGGCTCCCGCAGCATCTCATAAACTTTTCGCCAGTTTCACTGTGGCTGCCAACGAAACAACTTTGGTTAACTTCTCTCTCGTCGTGGCTTACGACTCAAACCAATCTGATGGCGACAAAATTTGGGTGCGTGCGAGCACTGCTTCAGTCGTCAACATGACCATCAACGCGATCGTAGAGACGCCGTAAGGGGGGCAAATGGGTGGCATTTATCGCCTCAACGCCCCTGATCCGTTAGAAGACTTCCTAGATTCACCTGATGAAATCTACGGAACGGGAGCCGACGGCAACGTAACCATCAGTCAAAACACGACCTTGATGGGCGACATGTTCTATGAAAACTTGACTATCGCAAGCGGCGTCACTCTCGACACCTACGGATATCGAGTTTTTGTTAGAAACACTCTCCATTTTGAAGAAAACGCAGTGATGGGTTGTATCGGCGGTTTCTCTGGTCAAGGTTCTATCTCCGGCGGCGCCCAAGAAGGGCAAAGCGTCACAAACTCTCTTGGTGGCAATGGCCTAGACGCAAATGGGGTAGTGACCACTGCAAGCGCGCCCACCCCCGACGTTGGCGGAACTGGTTACTACTATTACGCCTCTCAGGCGATCAAAGGTTACTCTTTGACAGCCTCAACGACGTCTCCAGAATTCTTACGTGGAGGCGCTGGCGGCAACAACAATGGGGGGCTCGCAACCGGCGAAGGTGGCGGCGTAGTTATTGTTGCTGCTAGGTACATTTCCGCGAGTGGTCCTTGTCAAATTGCCGCGACCGGTGGTTTCGATGCTGGTGGAGGTGTCATTATTTGTGTTTCTTCCGCAAGCATTCTTAACAGCAATCTCACGTTGAACGTCGGCGGTCAGGGGAGCGGTACAGACGGCACAGCCATTTACCTTGAGGTGGACTGATGATCGTTCGCCCAAGCAAACAGTACGAGCAGCGTCTGGGTTTCCAGTCCGTGTACGGCGATGGCCAAGACGGAAACCAGACATTTTCTAGCGGGAACACTTACCATCTGACGCGGGATTACTATTACGAAAATCTCACGATTCAGAACGGCGCAGTGCTATTTACGAACGGGTACAAAATCTTCGTAAAAGACACGCTTACGCTAAACGGTTCAGCGGTTATAGGCATGCCAGAAAACGCAGACCCCACAAAAGATGTGGGAACACTTTGGGCTCGTTACGAGAACTACACGGGGGTCAAGGAATTCCGGATCGGCGACGATGTGCCAGAGTGGCTCAAAAATGACATCCAGTTCCTCGTCAACGGATGGACTTACGATATTGCAGATGGTTTCAAGCGTGTTGAGGGTGCCGACGATGGCCTACCCGGTGCAGACGCCCCATCGGTAGCAGGAGAACCCGGTACACCCGGTGGTGCGGGAGGTTTAGGAACTACCGCTAATGCTGGCGGTGCGGGCAATGCGGGAGGCGCTGGAACTGTGCAACCGTGGGGCTCATCTGGCGCTGGCAACCCCGGCAACCCCGGCAACCCGGGTACTGACGGCACTGACGGCAACCCGGGCAACCCGGGCGTGCAAGGTAACGCAAGCGGTGTAGGTGCTGGCGGTGCAGGCGGCGAGGGTGGCGGTCTTGTCGTCATCATTGCTCGACATATCGTAAAAACAGGAACTGGCACTCCGAGGATCGTCAGCGAAGGCCGAGTCGGGTATGCGGGTCTCAAGGGAACTGATGGGACAAAAGGTGCGGATGGTAACCCGGGGACAGCGGGCAGCGACGGCGTCGACGGCAACCCGGGGACAGCAGGCACGAAAGGTACCGACTTCCCTTCGCAAACCCATGTAGGAAACGTCAACCCGGAATACCACTTTGTATCGGGTCACAACCCTTCAACTCAAAACCATGCTGTTGTTCCCGTTAACGCAAACCCTGCGTCGCATAATCCGGCCACAGAAAACCATGCTCAGACGTCATCGCACACCCCGGCCACAAAAAACCATGCTCAGACGTCATCGCACACCGCTGCGACGGAAAACTACGGTACTACCGAGGGTGGAGCGACCGAGAACACCGACTGCAACGATCACACGAATCCCATCGGGCATGACCACAAACGCTCTGCTTACCACTACCACTATCACACGCCGAACGCGCCAACGCAGAACCGCTGGTTCCACACCACTGACCCAAACAGCCAGAGCCCCCAATACAACGTTTCCCATCATTATGTGCAGCAGCACACCTACCGCTCCAACTATCACCATCAGTTTTCACATGGTGGCAACACGACACAGGTTTGCAACACTGGGCACAACCCTAACCATTTCCACCAATATGTGACAGGACATAACCCTGCAACCACGAACTATCACCAGTATGTCAGCGGACACAACCCTGCAGAAACGAATTATCACCAGTATGTGGACGGCCACAACACGGCGCACCACACCCCTTCAACAACTAACCCTGACACAACCAATGTTCATGGTCACAACCCGGAAACTGAAATTCACCAGAGAGTTCCGGAAAGTCACAATCCGGACATCACCAACCCGAAAATTCCGGGTGGTGCCGCTGGAACCGCAGGGGCACGTGGAACTAAAGGTTTTGCAGGCGCCGCTGGACTTGCTGGCATTGGTGGTGCTGGAGGTATTGGCCAAACTGGAGCAACAGGGTCAAAGGGTGGCGCCGGTGGTCTTCTGATTGTTTGTGACGACTACGACACAGGTATTTCGATTCAGTCGGGCGCGACTACGGCGATCTTCGTCAACTCGTGATGTAAAATTGTGGGAGAGGTGAGCCATGTATTCAATTTCTCTCAGTGACGATGAAAAACGTCGAATTCTGATTAGAACACGTCAGGAAATCGAAGGCGAAATCATCAAGTTGTCGGCTTCTCTCGGAATTGATTTCGAATCGGTCGAGAATATTGCGGATCTCCCTATTCTTTGGTCTGATGAAGAGAGCGATTCGTATATTCCTGAAACGGATCCTTCCCGACATGTTTATGATCTTTTGACCAACCTTATTGGTCGTTTGATGCAACTTGTCAATAAACTTGAAGGCCCTAACAGGCTGATTTGATGCGTCGCGCCTATGCTCGACGACGCGGAAGTTGGATTTTTTGGCTCACCGCAATCTTTGCTTTTGTTGCGCCAAACGCTGTAAACGCCGCCTCGTACACGGTTACTGAAGAATCCGAATGGACATTCAGTCTTACCGAGGCGAAAACCGTATATATCTACGGAAACTCTAATCGAGCCTGCAACGAGGGTGGAGCCGACCCGTACCTGTGGTTGTACGACGATGGGCCTGAAACGGCTGGGACGCTGATCACCCAAGATGATGACGGTAACCACAACTCAACTGATCAGTGTGTGTCGTCAAAAATTGTTGCGAACCTGAACGCCGGGGATTATCTGATTCGGGCAGGGTATTGCTGCAACCAACGCAATTTGGGATTCGACGGACCTGACTATGAACTGGTCATCACAGATGTTGAGTTGATTGGTG